TTACGGTGGATTTCTGGTGGAGCGAGACGCACGGCATCCGAACTCCTCCCCGTCTTCAAAACGCTGCATATCACGCAGTGTGATGGTGTTTTTATCCCCGCTGAAGTTGTAAGTCAGCGTTATGTGGTCGTCATAAACAAATACCGCATTCACGAAGGTCTGGATCAGGCGCTTTTGTGTCTCCTTGTCCGACCAGTCAGCATCACGCAGGCTGCGGAGATAATACGCGATATGAGATTTTTTCAGGTGGAAGCCACGGGCTATCTCCCTGTCGGCAATGGACGCCTTCAAATCGGCTTTCTGCTGCGTCAGCTCGTCCATGCGCTTCTTGGTTTCCTCGGTCAGTATTCCGGCCTCAATGGCCCGAATGAGGTTTGATATGGCGGTATCAGTCTGTGCAAGCTGCCGCTGAAGGTTACGCAGCTCCTCTTGACTGTTGTCCTGTGCAAGGTAATACTCCCATGTGCGGTCAACGATGTAGTCCAGCAGTTCGTCGTCTTGCAGCAGTTCATGGGTGGCGTTGAGCACGGTGTCCTCAATGTCTGCCTGTCGCACGGCCTTTTTGTCGCAGGAGCGGAAGCGCTTCTTGTTGGAGCAGATGTAGTAATTATGCTTTGCGCCGGTTTTACTGGTGCCGCTCTCGCCGAACATCAGAGCGCCGCACTTGCCGCAAAACAGCTTGTCCGTGAGGATGTAGTCGGCGCGCGACCATGTTTTCGCCGGTGCTCGCTTGTTGATCTTCAGCATTTCCTGCACTTTGTTAAACACGTCGTCCTCGATAATCCGGGGCACGCCGTCCTTGATCTCGTGGCCTTGGTATTCGTAAATGCCAATGTACTTCTTGTTCTTCAGGATCGAATGCAAGCTGTTCTTGGTGAAGGGTCCGCCGCGCAACGTCCGCAGGCCCATTTCGTTCAGCTTGTCAACGATTTCTGTAACCGTCTTGCCGTCCGCGTACATGGTGAAGATCATTTTCACTGTGGGCGCGGTATTTTCGTCTATGACGAACTTTTTGTCCGGTCCGGTCTTGTACCCCAGCGGGCGGTTTCCGCCCAACGACTGGCACTTCTCGGCGCTCTCAGCACGGCCACGGCGGATGTTCTGCGAAAGCTGTAGGCTGTAATACTCCGCGAAGCCTTCCAGCACACTTTCAAGGATTACGCCCTCCGGGCTGTCCGGGATGGTTTCCGCCACATACTCGACGCGCACGCCGTTCTTGCGGCACTTCATCTTGTTTATGGCGATCTCCTCACGGTTACGCCCGAAGCGGTCAACCTTCCAGAGGATGATAACCGAAAACTGCCGCTTGGCCGTGTCCTTCAGCATCTGCTGGAACTCGGCACGGTTATCCGTCCGACCGCTCTTTGCTCTGTCAACGTATTCATGCACGATGGTGTAGCCGTGTGCGGCGGCGTAGTCCCTTGCGTTGGAGAGCTGCCCTTCGATGGACTGTTCTCCTTGACTGTGGCTTGAATACCGGGCATATACGACGGCCAGTTCGCTGACCTCCGGCTTTGCCATTGGCACCTGCCATTTAATATCTATCGACATATCTGTTACCCGTTACGCCCTTCTGCGCCCAGCAGAAGGGCTTTTTCGTTTGTTATGTACTTGTGAGCAGTTTCTTTGATGTCCGCCTCCATTTGGAGGGCGCGCTTTGAGGGCTTATATGGTCTTGGCGTGTATGTGTATGAGTTTTCCAACCATTCGGAGGATATATCAAGTTCTTTCTGAAACAGCGGCATATACGGTTTGTAGTGCTCGTCTCTCATGTACTTTTGAAGATACGCTTGCGATTCAGCCGGGCTTATGCGCCGATAGATTTTACCGACCAAAAGTGGGAAAGCCGGAGCGCAATTTTTGTCCGTACTTTGGGCTTTGAGCGCATATCTCAGGGCTGAATCCCACAGTCCTTCTTGTTCATAAAGCTCGGCCAATTTATAGCTAAAAAATGGGTCGTTGGCGTCAAACATAACACGCTGCGCCTCGGCAACTATTTGAGATGATGCCGTGCCTAAATATTTCTCAAAGTATACAATGGCCTGCTGGCGCCCGATAGCTCCTTTAGTTTGGTATGCGAATCCAACGGCGAGTGCATCCAAAGGGCTTTTTGATTCGCTGTACTTCTGTACGACAATTTCGTTCAATATGGCTCTCGCCTTGTATTTGACTACGGAGGATTCGCTTGCAAGACCCAATGCGCGTTGTTCGGGGGCGTATTTGCCGCTACCAGCTACACGCAAAACTTCTACGATTGTCTGGTTTTCGCCAGCAGACAGGCGGGTAAAGTCGTATGCCCCATTGCGCACAATGCAGTCATCGGAATTCTGATGGTATTCCGCAGGATGTATTGGCTCAAAACAGCTTGAATCTTTTTTGAAAATCGACATAGAGGATTTTCCCCTTGCGCCGTATCAGGCATTCTTTGCTTGAATTTCAGTCCGGTACTTATCAGCGGAAAGCAGCCCGTCGAGGTATGCTTCCGCTTTTGCTTTATCGACGTCATCAAGCATTCTGAATTTAGTTACGAAGTCAGGGACGGCTCCAATATAGTCACGCGGCGCATCTTCCACAACGGGAGCACTGTTCACATGGTCAATCGGATTATCTGTACGCCCCAGCAAGTAGTCGGCGGACACGCCCAAAGCGTCTGCAATGGCTGCAACGGTTTCGCCTTTGGGGAATGTGTTTTTCGTATTCCACGAAGAAATTGTGGAGCGTGAAATGCCGAAAAGATCGGCGGCTTTTTGAGAGCACGGTTCAATTCCGTGTTCGGTGCAAGTGGCTGCATATCGCTCAAAGAAACTCATTAGATCACCTTAGTCCGAAAAATTTAACCGCAGGCCAAAATTTTCACCTAAGCATATTGACAAGCTCAATTTTTCGTACTATAATGTAGCTGTCAGTTGAAAATATTAGACCGAACGGGCCTTAACAAGGCCAAACGCAGTCCGAAATAAAATCGAGCCGCGCGGCTGTCAAGAATGGTAGCACATCTATGATAGCACAAAAGTCGAAAAGTTTCAACTGCCAATGCAAAAGTTTTTACTCAGGAGGTGAATTTTTTGACTCTCGACTGGACCGCTGAAGTGGTTGGGCGTATGCACATGGCGGCAATTACGGGCAAGCAGCTTGCCGATGAAGCAGGGCTGACGAACTCGTACCTGTCCGCTGTTCTCCACAACAAGAAGGGCAACGCCACGACCCAGCAGCGCATCATTGATGCGCTTGAACGCCTTGAGCAGCGGCAGGCAAGCGAACCCATAGTTAATCAGTAAGAAACGAGGAAAGCATCATGGCCAACGTCAAAATCGACTGCACGCAGATTCCGCGCGTACAAATGGATATTCTCTGCCGGACGCTGCTTGCGGGCATTGAGCGGTTTTACTCCGATCCGGAGAATTTGCGCCGCTACGAAGCGTGGCTACAGAAATGCAGAGAGGAAGGCAAGTTCTATGATGACGACGACACGCAGACGGCAGCACCAGCAGTTCAATAGGCTGCGCCGTATCGCTCTTGGCCTCTTTGTGCTGGCAGTGTTGGAGGCGGTCGTAATCACGATCCTTGCCGTCAACTGCGCGTCAGGCGCAGCGCCCGCACCGGAGGAAACCGCACCCGCTCCCACGGCTGAAATGTCCGTGCCGGAGACCGAAGTCCCTACCGCCTCCACACCGGACGAGCCGGTCACAGAGCCGGAAACCGTACCGCAGGAGACAGAAGGGCAGGGATTCCTACACAGCGACGACATTCCGCTGAGCTACGAGCTTCAGGAGGTAATGCAGCAAGCGTGTGAGGACTACGGCGTTCCCTATGCACTGGCGCTGGCAATCGCGGAATGCGAAAGCAGCTTCAACCTCGACGCAGACAACGGCACCTGCTGGGGCCTGATGCAAGTTCACCCGATTAACTATGATCGCCTGCGCGGACTTGGGATCGAACCCACCGACTATGAGGGCAACATTGTTGCCGGTGTCCTCCTGATCGGTGAGCTGCTGGACAAGTACGGCGACCAGCACAAAGCCCTCATGGCCTATAACTGCGGCGAGGGCGGCGCTGCGAAGCTCTGGCAGCAAGGCTACTACTCAAGTCAATACTCAAGGCACGTCTTGAACGTTTCCGACAGCTGGCAACAAATCATCGACGATCTGAAGAACATTTAGGAGGCAAATCATGTTTGAGATCAAAATGACCATCGAAATCCCCGGATTACCGGAAGCGCTGAACGCGCTGGCCGGTGCCATCGGCAAGCAGCCCGAATTCGTCTGCCATCAGCACGGAGGGAACAACCACCACATCGACAACGCAGGCATTGTCAACGTTGATTTCCCTGCCGCTCCTGCTGCCCCCGCCATAAACCCTACGACACCTGTTCAGCCTGCGCCAACTACCGGCACTGTTGCACCCACCCCTGTTCAGCCAACTGCACCGACGACTGCTGCCCCGACTGCGCCGGTCGCCGCTCCGGCTGAGAGCTACACCGTGGAGGCGCTGAGCCGCGCGGGTGCGGCGCTGATCGACGCAGGCAAGATGCCGCAGCTCCTCGCTCTGCTGGGCAAGTTCGGTGTACAGGCCGTAACGCAGCTGCCGAAGGAGGCATACAGCGCTTTTGGTGCTGAGCTGAAAGCCCTCGGAGCGCAGCTTTAACGGGAGGTGGGACAATGCCTACCCCCAGACAACACGCCCTTCTGAGCGCATCCAGCGCCCACCGCTGGCTGGTTTGTACGGCGGCACCGCATTTCGAGGAGAGTTTTCCTGACGGGACAAGCTCCTATGCGGAGGAAGGTACTCTGGCACACGCCATCTGCGAGCTGTATGCCCGCAAGAAATTCACTGTCCTGTCCACCCGTAAATTCAACTCTGAGCTGAAGAAGCTGCAAGCCCGCCCGCTGTACTCTGACGAGATGCTGCGGACCGCCGAAGCGTATGTGGACTACCTAACAGAGAAGGCCATGCAGTACGCCACGCCACCTCATGTGGCAATGGAGGTCAAGGTCGATCTCACGGCCTATGTCCCGGACGGTTTCGGCACCTGCGACTGTATCATGATCGGCGGCGACACGCTGCATATCACCGACTACAAGCACGGCAAGGGCGTACCCGTATCGGCCGAAAACAACCCGCAAATGCGGCTGTACGCGCTGGGCGCTCTGAGGCTCTACGGGCCTATTTATGGCGATCAAATCAAGCGGGTATCAATGGGTATCTGTCAGCCCCGGTTGTCACAGGAGGCCAGCGAGGACGCGCTCAGTGTGGACGATCTGCTTGCATGGGGCGAGAGCATCAAACCCCTTGCACAGGAAGCCTATGACGGTCCCGGAACTTTCTGCCCCGGCGAGCACTGCCGATTCTGCAAGGGCAAGGCGCAATGCGCCGCAAGAGCCGCGCTCTTTACCAGCTTTGAGGATTTCAAGAATCTCACCCCCGCGAACGGCAGCCGTGAGATCGGAAAAAACCCGTGCCTGTCGGATGCTGAAGTCGGCGACCTGCTGATTCAAGCCGAAGGGCTGGTGCAGTGGTACAAGGACCTTCAGGACTACGCCACCGGCGCTATGCTTGACGGCGGCGAAATCCCCGGCTGGAAGCTGGTGGAGGGCCGCAGCAACCGCGCCTTCACAGATGTTGACGCCGCTGTCCGGAAGCTGGTTGACGCCGGGTATGACGAGGCGCTGATTTACGACCGCAAGCCGAAGACCCTCTCAGAGCTGGAAAAGATGCTCGGCAAAAAGACCTTCGCGGAGCTGCTTTCCGAGTGCGTCACAAAGCCGAAGGGCAAACCTACACTTGCGCTGGCAAGTGACCGCCGCGAAACCTATTGCGTCGGTGCCGCCGAGTTTGCGGGGGCGTCTGATGGCTGAAACGGTATATCTCAATGACGGCAGCATGGAGGCCATTTTTGAGGACAAGGACGTGTTCCTTGAACGGCTGTTGCGCGAAAAGCTCGGAGATGACGTCGCCCGCTGCTTCCGGGAATGCGTCGCAGAGCTGAAGGAGGAAATCCAAGAACAGCAGGAGTTGGTCAAGGATTATGAGGGCAATGCGGACGGCTATCTGGATATGTGCCGCGATGCCTGCGAATCCTTCACCGCCATTATGGAGCTGCTGGAAGCGCCCCGTCTGAATCGGAACGCTCTCAAATCCGTAACCCGAAACGCCTTCAACGCGATCTACAAAAACCTTTGACCCCACCTGCGGACGCAGGACTGAACATATTGAACTGAATGAATTTTATGGAGGAATTAAACCATGTATCAGAATGACCCGAAAAGAGTTCTCACCCCCGAATGCCGCCTGTCCTACTGCAACCTCGTAACCGCCCGTGCGCCGCAGAACGGCGTGGGCGATCCGAAGTTCAGCGTCACGCTGCTGATCCCCAAGTCCAACCCGAATATCAAGCAGGAACTTGACGCGGCTATGAACGCCGCTGCCGAGGTTGGCGTCAACGCCAAGTGGAACGGCGTTCGCCCCGCCCGCATCGAATCCGTCGTGCATGACGGCGACGGTGTGCGCCCCTCCGGTGAGCCTTTTGGTGAGGAATGCCGTGGCTGCTGGGTAGTGACCGCATCCAGCAAGAACAAGCCCTATGTCTGCGGCGCGGACAATGTGAACTGTGAACTGGCTCCCACGGACATTTACAGCGGTATGTATGCCCGTGTGTCCATCAACTTCTATGCCTACAACTCTGCGGGCAAGCGCGGCGTCGGCTGCGGCCTGCGCGCCGTGATGAAGACCCGCGACGGCGAACCGCTCAGCAACTCCGTTGTTACCGCCGCTGAGTTCGCCGGTGTCGGCGGCGTTCAGCCGCAGGCCCCCGCGCAGGGCTACGCTACCGGCCAGTATGGCGCGGCCATGCCCGCAACGCCTGTCCCCGGCTACGGCGGTTATCCCGCTGGCGGCGTTCAGCCGCAGGCCGGTTACACTCCCGGCCAGATCAACCCCATCACCGGTCAGCCCATGTAAACCACAGCGCTGGGCAGGCGGCTACACAGTGACCGCCTGCCCGGCAAGAACACAAAGGAGGCATTTACATGGGTATCATCCATCTTGACTTCGAGACGTATTCCGACATCAATATCAAAAAAGCCGGTGCGTTCCGGTATATTCAAAGCCCGGCATTTGAAATCCTTCTGTGCGCCTACAGCGTTGACGATGGACCCGTTCGTGTGCTTGACCTGACCGTTCCGCAGGAACGTGACTACTTCAACACCGCATTCAAAGACTTGATTTTCCGCAGTGACAGCGTGCTCATGGCCTACAATGCGGCCTTTGAGGCAGGCTGTATCGCTCGGCATTTCGGTGTCAGGTTTACCCCGGCCTATGTAGCGAAGTTCCGTGACACGATGCTGCACGGCCTGTATGCCGGTTACACCGCAGGTCTGGACGCGACGGGCCGGGCGCTGGGCATTCCGGAGGACAAACAAAAGCTGACTACCGGCAAGGCTCTGATCCGCTATTTCTGTGTGCCCTGCAAGCCCACAAAGGCGAACGGCGGCAGGACCCGAAACTACCCGCATCACGACCCCGAAAAATGGGCGCTGTTTAAGACCTACAACGGCCAAGACGTTGTGGCGGAAATGGAGATCGAACGCCGCCTGTCTGTGTTCCCTGTGCCAGATTTCGTTCAGAAGCAGTGGGAAACCGACCTGCTTATCAACGCGCGCGGCGTGGCAGTCGATATGGACTTCTGCGAAGGTGCGTTGGAGCTGGGCGAAACCATCCGCGCGCAGCTCACCGACGAGGCCGTCCAGCTTTCCGGACTGCAAAACCCCAACAGCGTCAAGCAGCTTGCCCGCTGGCTGTCCGCCGAAACCGGCGACGATATTACCACCCTCCGCAAGGAGACGATCAAAGAGCTGCTGGGCCGCGACAATGCCGACCATGTTCAGCGGATGCTGGAAATCCGGCAGGAGCTGGGTAAAACCAGCACCAAGAAATACGACGCCATCGAGGCCGCTGTGTGCGACGACAGGCGCGTCCGTGGGCTGCTTCAGTTCTACGGTGCCAATCGTACCGGCAGATGGGCCGGACGTCTGGTGCAGGTTCAGAATCTGCCGCGCACCTACACGGAGCCGCTGGAATTTGCCCGTGAACTGGTCAAGGGCCGCAAGCTCGACGCGCTGCGGACAGTCTATGGCTCTCCGAATGATACGCTGTCACAGCTTATCCGCACCGCGTTTGTGGCTGCCCCCGGAAACGTCCTGATTGACGCCGATTTCTCCGCCATCGAAGCCCGTGTCATATCGTGGCTGGCCGACGAGGAATGGCGGCTTGAGGTTTTCAGCACACACGGCAAAATCTATGAAGCGTCTGCCTCTCAGATGTTCGGCGTCCCGCTGGAACGGATCAAAAAGGGCAACCCCGAATATTCCCTCCGGCAGCGCGGCAAGGTCGCAGAATTGGCCCTCGGCTATCAGGGCGGCGTCCCTGCCATGCGGCAGATGGACACCGGCAAACTGCTTGCCGACCTGCCCGACGAAGAAATCAAAGACATCGTGGACAAATGGCGCAACACAAACCCCAAAATCCGCAACCTTTGGTACAGCTTCAACGACGCGGCGATCCGCGTCATCCAGAACGGCGGCTCTCTCCGTGTTCGCTGCTGCACCTTCGCGCGGGAATGTGACTGCATCCGTGGTACGACCTGCATGACCATCTCGCTTCCATCTGGTCGCAAGCTCTACTACGTCGAACCCTCTGTCGGTGAAAACCGCTGGGGCGGCCCGTCCATCACCTATATGGGCGTGAACGACAAAAACAAGTGGGGCCGCATCGAAACATACGGCGGGAAGCTGGTGGAGAATGTCGTACAGGCTATCGCCCGTGACTGTCTGGCGCAGGCCATTGAACCCCTTGAAGCCGCTGGGCTGCCTGTGGTTTTCCACATCCACGACGAGGTGGTCATCGACACCGCCGCATTCGACACCAACGACGCCATGCTTGACAAGGTGGTCAAGATCATGTCAACCCCGATCCCGTGGGCTGAGGGTCTGCCCCTCGGCGCTGACGGCTGGGTCGGAGCATTTTTCAAAAAAGATTAAGGAGGCAACCTTTTATGTTTATCAAGACTTCTACTACCAACGAAACCACATGGGCCGCGCTGAAGGCGGCGGTCGATAACGGCACCATCGCGCAGGGCGATTTGGTCATCTTCAATCTGAAGAACGGCGAGGAAGTGGCCGTGAGAGCTACACAGGATAAGAACGGCAAGTGGTTCTTCGTCCTCGAAGACTGCCTCGCTGACGAGCACTGCATGAACAAGCGCCCCACCAACAAGGGCGCGTGGGCTGCCTGCGATATGCGGCAGTATCTCAACAATACCGTGTTCGCCCTTCTGCCGGACGAGCTTCAGGCGCTTATTGCGCCGACGACAATCGTCCAGATCGTGGGCGGTGAGCGCGTAGAAACCGAAGACAAGCTGTTCCTGCTCTCCAAGACGCAGGTGTTCGGCAAGGGACGCTGGTCGGAACGTGAGCCGGAAGACGCGCAGCTCCTGTGCTTCCTCCGCGAGAAGGACCGCGTGAAGGAGTGCGGCGACAATGGAGCATGGTGGTGGTGGCTGCGGTCGCCTGAGGCGTCGTCGTCTTCGTCTTTCGCCGGTGTGGCCACTCCGGTGGCAGCAGCGACTACTACGCGTCCTCCTCCTACGGGGTGGCGTTCGGCTTCTGTTTAATCTGATTTCCCTTTGAAATCCGGCCCCCGGTCGTGGGGCCACCCAAAATACAATAACACAAAATCTACGGAGGCAACTCATTATGAAATGCGAAAAGCTGATTAAAACCGCCGCTGTGGTGGCTCTGATCCTTTTTATCGCCGGTGCAGTAATTGGCACACTGGCCGTTCCTGTGGTCCTGTCCATGTTCTATTCGTGGTACTGGCTGTTCCTGTATGCCGGTTATCTGCTTGTCATCCTCTATGTGGCGCTTTACTGCATCCGCTACAGCTACGAAGAACACATCAATAACGGAGGGAAATCCTATGCAAAACGCTAACATCGGTCTGGTTGACATTACGTTGACCTGCCATTTCGAAGTCAAGGACGCCGAAGTGTTCGGCGGCGCTGGGAGCGTCGGCTACACAAGCGTTGCGCTAAAGCACGCGAAAGCCGCCGACCAGCTTGTGGGCATCATCAACAATTCGGTTCAGTGTGAGGGCTTCCTTTACGCCCAGCGCAAGAGCACTGCTGACCTGCTCGGCGTTCCCGTCGAGTGCGTCCGGGCCATTACATACGACCAGTATGAGGCTGCGACCGGGGACGATGAAACGGAGGACGACGATGAAGATTATTAAGCCCGGCTTCGAGTTCATCACGCCCATCAACGGCAGCGTGATCCTGAAGCGCCTTGAGGAGTGCGGGCGTGTCTGCTACAAATCCGAGGGCAAGATCACGGACGACAGCGCCCCGAAGTTCGTTGCCGGTATTATCAAGCGCGGCCACGAAGCCGTCTTAGAGCATTGCAGCTTTACCGTGAAATTCGTCTGTGACCGTGGCGTCAGCCACGAGATCGTCAGGCACCGGCTGGCATCCTATTGTCAGGAAAGCACCCGCTACTGTAATTACGGAAAGGATCAGTTCGGCAACGAGATCACGGTCATTGAGCCGTGCTACCTGAACGAGAATACCTTCGCCTACGACGAGTGGAAAGAGGCTTGCCGCAGGGCTGAAACGGCCTACTTCAACCTTCTGAATTGGGGTCTGTCCCCGCAGGAGGCCCGCGCGGTGCTCCCGAACAGCCTCAAAACGGAGGTCGTTATGACAGCCAATATCCGCGAGTGGCGTCACTTCCTGCGGCTCCGCACCTCCACCGGCGCGCATACGCAGATACGGGAGATAGCTACACCACTGCTGCGTGAGTTGCAGCAGATCGTTCCCGTCTGCTTTGACGACATTCTTCCGAAGGAGAACTAAATGAAGATACGAATTTACATGAAGAACGGGACTGTTCTACCGGACTTTGAATGCGAAGAATTCACAGTTCAAAAGAACAATTTGACCGGCGAAATTACAGGCTACAGCTTTAAGGGCGGCAAGGTCCCGCGCCCTCTGTTCCTCGATTTATCCGAAGTGCTTGCAATTTGGAGGGTGAACAATGAAACGAGCTGAAATTCTGGAACAGGCGCGTAAATGTGTCTGCGGAGAGCGCGAACGTGAATACGGCAGGCCCGAAAACAACTTCGCCCTTATCGGCAAGCTGTGGGAGGCGTACACCGGAATGCGCTACAGCGCGAAGGACGTTGCTATGATGCTGGCGCTTCTGAAGGTGGCCCGCATCAAAACCGGCGTCAAGGGTGACAGCTTCGTTGACTTGGCCGGTTACGCCGCCTGTGCCGGTGAAATCGCCACAGAGACGCCGAAGGCTCCACCCGTCAACACCTGTATTTCCTGCGGTGCTGAAATCCCTGAGGGGCGGCAGGTCTGCCCCAACTGTTTGGGAGGTGATCCGCATGGCGAGAGATGAATGCTGGGACGCTCTCAAGGAGCACGCCCGGCAGAATCACAGGGAGCGGGTAGCGAAGAATCCCGACCGCATCGAGTATGCGATCCGGCAGCTTGAAGCCCACAACATCGAATATGTCCTGAAGAACGACGCCACAGGCCATTTCCACTGCCGCCGTAAATCCGACGACGCGCTGGTTCAGTTCTGGGCAGGCACCGGTAAAATCCTCGGCTACACACAGAGAGGCATTCACAACCTGATCCGCATTTGCGAGGAGGAATGAAATATATGAATGAGAAAAGCAGCGGTGGCGGCGGAATCGGCTTCGTCGGCCTGCTGACCATCGTGTTTATCACGCTCAAGCTGACACACGTTATTGCTTGGTCGTGGTGGTGGGTGCTGTCTCCGCTCTGGATCAGCGTCGCAGTGGTCGCATTGATCGGCGTTATCGCTGTCTTTGTGGCCCTCTTGCGGAAATGACCCGCGTTACCAACCACGCAGCGCGAAGAACAAAGGAACGTCTCGGCCTGCCAAAGAAGCTCTCCCACAAGAACGCTGCAAATGCGCTGCGGTACGGCATCCGGCACAGCGACACCAGCGGCAGCCTGAACCGGTACATATCGGCGCTGTACTGGAAGCACGAGACGGCAAACAATGTCCGTATCTACTGCAACAACGTCTATATCTTCCACGGCGAAACCCTTATAACGATTTTTCCGCTGCCGCAGAAATACCGCAAAACTGCGGCGCGGATCAATCGGAAAACCACAGAACGAGGTGAATTCGATGAAAATTCCTGAAAAGATTAAGATCGGCGGCAAGACCTACACCGTCGAGATCACCAGCAAAATGGATCTCGGTATCAACAATGTTTCGGCGGAAATCCTCTACAACGACCTGATTATCCGCGTCAGCCCGCAGGCCACGGCCAAAATGGAGGCCGATTTCATCCACGAAATGGTCCATGCGATCTATTTTGGCCTCGGCTACCGCGACCACGACGAAAAGCGTGTGGACGAGCTGGCGAACGCGCTCCATTCGGTCATTGTCGATAACCCGGATGTGTTTGCGCCCGCCGAGGTCGGACGCCATGAGAGTTAAGCAGTACAAGGGCACGGTCTACGGCGCTGATCTGACCGCCAAAGAGCGGCGCGCCATGAACATTGAGATCAACCGGCAAATCGTGGAGGCCGACCGCAAATATCTGAACAACGTTGACGCCATGATCCTTTATTTCCTGCACAAACACCTCGGCTTCGGGAAAAAACGGCTCCGGCGCGCATGGGAACAGTTTACGGTCATCCACGATGATTTGGTCAACTACTACGAAATGCCTGACGACGACGCGTGGCTTGCGGACCGTAAGCTGCAAGAGATCGGCGTTGACGTCGCGGCATGGAACGCTGGGAAGGATGCTACACAATGAAAGACCTGAAAATATTTGCAAAAACTATTGAGCCACAGGCACAAGCTCAAATTGATCTGCTGCTTGCACAAAAGCCCTTTGAGGATTGCAAAGTACGCATTATGCCTGATGTCCACGCTGGCGCAGGCTGTGTTATTGGCTTTACCGCCAATTTAGGCGACGAGGTGATTCCAAATATCGTCGGTGTTGATATTGGGTGCGGTATGCTGACCGTCAACCTCGGCCCCATTGAGATTGACTATGCAAAGCTCGATGACGTGATCCGTAAGTACATCCCCTCTGGGATGGCTGTCCATCAGAACGCCGGTTATTTTACCCTTCTCGACGACCTGCATTGCCGGGATCGCCTGCATAACGTGGAGTGGTTGCACAATTCCGTTGGTACGCTGGGCGGCGGCAATCATTTTATCGAAATTGACACTGGTGAGGACGGCAACAAATATCTGATAATCCACACCGGCAGCCGGAACTTAGGCAAGCAGGTTGCAGAAATCTATCAGGACATTGCCGTTGAAACGCTCCACTCTGCAAAGGGTGAGCGGGTGGCCTTGATCGAACGTCTGAAAGCCGAAGGCCGGGAAAGCGAAATTTCCGAAAAGCTATCTCGGCTGAAAGTTAAAAGCACAATCCCGCGCGACCTCTGTTATGTTGAGGGCGAGGACCGGGAGCGCTATTTGCACGATATGCGAATTTGCCAGCAGTTTGCCCGGTTCAATCGTAGCCGGATCAGTCAGGTTATTATGCAGCGCATGGGCTGGTTGCCGTTTGACCGCTTTGAAACGGTCCACAACTATATCGACGAGTGGGGTATGGTCCGTAAAGGGGCTATCTGTGCGGCCGCTGGTAAGATCGTGTTGATACCCATTAACATGAAAGACGGCTGTATCATTGGCCGGGGCCTTGGAAATTCAGACTGGAATGAATCGGCACCGCACGGCGCGGGCCGCCTTATGAGCCGCGCCAAAGCAAAAGCGTCAATTCCTATGGAGGACTACCGGGCCGCAATGGAGGGCATTTACACGACCTCTGTTTGCCGGAACACTCTGGATGAAGCACCGCAGGCATACAAGCCTATGGACGAAATCTTGAGCTGCATATCTGACACCGTTACTGTGTTGCAGATCATTAAGCCTGTGTACAACTTCAAGGCCGGTGACTAAGAAGGAGGCTACACAATGAGCTATGACGTAAGTTTCAAGGCCAAACTTGAGGGCGCGGATCAGTGGGTGTACGTCGGTGACGACTGGATTAACCACACGTCCAACACCGCCGCCATGATTAAAGAGGTGTGCGGCTCCTATCCCTCTGAGTGGAACGGCAAGCGCTGTGCCGATATGTACCCCGTGCTCATGCAGGGCGCGTCGCGGCTGTGTCTGCATCCGAAGCGCTACCGGCAGTTTGAGCCGGGCAACTGCTGGGGCACGGTGGAATCCACAGCGGAATTTCTCAGGCAGATTGCGGACAACTGCGACAAATTCCCGACCGCTGTGATCGAAGTCGATTGTTAGGAGGTCTGTATGGCAAACTACCCCAAGAGGAACAGCGAGGGCTACTACGACCCCACAGCGTATGAGGGCGTGAAATCTATCGTCCGTGAAGAAAACGCGCTGGATGGCCGCGTGAGCGACCTCGTGAGGGTCCTTAAATTCATCATCCGTAGCTGCGGCTTTGAGCTTGTCAGCCGCATTGAAATCAAAGACGTCAAGACCGGGAGGGTGTTCAAATGAGTGATATGACGAAGGCCGAGCTTGAAGCTGAACTCAGGCAGGCACGGGACAAAATCTGCTATTGCGAGTGCAAGAACAAGGAGCTTCAGGAGCGTCTGAGTGCGATTGTGGCACCCGTCCAGTGCGACACCTACGCCGAGGCTGTCAGGGCCTACGGCAAGCAATCGCAGCTTGTGATGGCTATGGAGGAAATGTCCGAGCTGACCAAGGAGCTGTCGAAGAATCTTCGCGGTGCGGATAACTCTAAGGCGCTGGCCGAGGAGATTGCCGACGTGGAAATCATGCTGGAACAGCTCAAGGTTATTTTCCGCAACCGCGCTCTGGTGGACCGCATCCGTGCGGGAAAGCTGGTCCGCCTGTCCGACCGCATTACGGGAGAAGTGCGGGAATGAGCGGTGCGGAGCTACACAAGGAGGCGACACCTTCCCCGGTGACGGGGGGGGTGATCCTGAGGACAGGAGTACCTGATTATGAACTATGACAGACAAATCACCATATCCGTGGGTAACAACCGCCGCGATATGGTCTGGAAACAGACGGTGCTGACCGTCGAAGAACTCTATAAACGGCTGTCTACCCCGGTCCGTGGAGCTGAAACCCTGCAAGATTATCTGCATCTGAAGAAGTCGCAGCAGGACGACCTGAAGGATGTTGGCGGCTTTGTGGGTGGCTCCCTGCTGGGGCAGCGCCGCAAGGCAAACAACGTGACCGGGCGCGACATCATCACGCTTGACTTTGATAATGTTCCCGGCTGGCAGACGGAAACCATCATCGGCAAAATGGACGAGCTGGGCTTCAGCTACTGCATTTACAGCACCCGCAAGCACACGCCTGAGCGCCCGCGTCTGCGCGTTGTCGTCCCGACTGACCGGACTATGACCCCGGACGAATACGAGCCATGCGCGCGCCGTGTGGCTGCTCATGTGGGCATCGGCATGGCCGACCCGACCACCTTTGAGACGGTCCGGCTCATGTACTGGCCCTCCTGCTGCTGCGACAGTGAGTTCGTCTACAAGGCCGTAGACGCACCGCTGATCTCCGCAGACGCCCTTCTGGGTACATACGCCGACTGGCACGATCTGACGAGTTGGCCGGTGGTCCCCGGTGCTACCAGCTATCAGAAGCTGGCTATGAAGCAGGGCGACCCAGAAGAAAAGCAGGGCCTTGTGGGTGCCTTCTGCCGCACCTATAACGTGCTGGCCGCTATGGACGCCTACCTGCCCGGCATCTATGAGGCCGTGGACAACGACCCTGACCGTTATACCTATCTGGGCGGCTCCACCACGGGCGGCGCGATCATCTATGACGATGGCAAGTTCCTGTTCAGCCACCATGCGACGGACCCATGCAGCGGGCGGCTGGTCAATGCCTTTGATCTGATCCGGCTACACAAGTTCGGAGACAAGGACGACAATGCTTCGCCGGAAACGCCCATTGCAAAGCTCCCGTCCTACAAGGCTATGTGCGATTTGGCGCTGGCCGACAAGACCGTATGCGCCACACTCAACCGCGAACAGCACGAACAGGCTATGCGGGAGTTCGAGGGCATGGGCAACGATCCCACGCCGGAGGACGACACCGCATGGGCTGAAAAGTTGCAGCGCACGCAGGACGGCAAGATCAAGAGCACCATTGACAATGTGCTTATCATCCTTGACGGCGATCCGCTCCTGAAGGGCAAGTTCGCGCTCAATCAGTTCGCAGGGCGCGGCGAGGTGCTGGGGCCACTGCCGTGGAAGAAGGACGGCAAACGCCGCCTGTGGTCTGACACGGACAGCAACGGCCTGTACTGGTACATGGAACGCTTCTGGGGTATCTCCGGACGCGGCAACATCGACAGCGCCCTTGACATTCACGCCTCGCAGCACGCCTTCAACGAGGTCCGCGAGTACATCGAGCGTCTGACATGGGACGGTGTGCCTCGGCTGGACACGCTGTTCATTGACTATCTGGGCGCGAAGGACACCGCCTACAACCGCGCTGTGTGCCGCAAGAGCTTCACCGCAGCCGTTACCCGCGCCATGATCCCCGGCTACAAGTACGACAACATGGTCATCCTCGCCGGGCCGCAGGGCATCGGCAAAAGTACCCTGCTGGATAAAATGTCCCGTGGCTGGTTCAACGACAGCATCCGCACCTTCGAGGGCAAGGACGCATCAGAGCTGCTTCAGGGTGTGTGGCTGGTGGAAGTGTCAGAGCTGGACGCATTCCGCAAGACTGACGTCGCCCGCATCAAGCAGTTCCTCTCCCTGCGTGCCGACCGCTACCGCGCAGCGTATGGCCGTCATGTCTCGGAGTTGCCCCGGCAGTGCGTGTTCTTCGGCTCCACCAATACGACGGACTTCCTTCAGGACACGACCGGCAACCGGCGTTTCTGGCCCGTGGACGTGGGCGAGCAGCCGCACGCCAAAACCGTGTGGCGCGACCTGACCGACGATGTTATCGACCAACTGTGGGCGGAGGCAAAGGCCCGCTGGCAGGCCGGTGAATCGCTGTATCTCTCCGGTGACGTGGAGCAGGAGGCGAAGATCAAACAGGAGGAGCACCGCGAGGTGTCCGTCCGCGAGGGCATGATCGAGGAGTTCGTCGAAAAGCAAGTGCCGGTGGACTGGGCGAAATGGCCGCTTGATAGGCGGCGGGACTACTGGTGCGGAGCTACACGGACGCCGGATGGGCAGGAGCTTGAGCTTGTGGACCGTGACCGTATTTCCGCCGTGGAAGTTTGGTGTGAGCGTCTGAACGGAAATATCCGCGACATGAAGCCCGCTGACACGCGGGAAATCAACGCCATTCTGGCAAAGATGGACGGCTGGAAGCGGAACAATAATCCTCTCCGTTTTGGCCCATACGGTCAGCAGCGCGGCTTTGCCCGTGTCCGTCGCCGGTAACGAAATAGGCGTTACAAACGGGGGTGTTACAAGCGGAAACGGCGTCGAAGCTGTAACACCTATGCCGTTACAGAAATTTTTTGTGTAACCCCTGTTGTAACACCATCTGTAACCCCGAAAAGCCCGTATTTCAAAGGCTTTTCGGCTTGGTGTTACAATGTTACATACTTTTCCTATTGAATACTTGTAATAAAGGGCGCACGGGCGTTATACGCCATAGCGCCTATACGCACGGGGAATTATAGGATTTTATCCCCAACTGTAACAGGAGGAACTATTGAATGCTTGAATCCTATTACGAAAATAAGCTGAGAACCGGCGTCCAGAAGCTGGGCAACGGCGTCCGGTGTCTGAAGTTTGAAAGCCCCGGTTTCTCCGGTGTTCCTGACAGGATCATCCTGCTTCCCGGTGCAAAGGTGATTTTTGTAGAGATGAAGAAGCCGGGAAAAATGGAACGCAAGCGGCAGCTTTATGTGCAAGGGCTGTTGCGCGCATTGGGCTTTGAAGTTTTCTCGGCGGTCGATAGCGTGGAGAAGATCGAAGCCGTGCTTGCACGATGCAGGGAGGTGCTGAGGGATGAAGGAATTTTGCCCGCATAACTATCAGCAGTATTGCATTGACCGGATCATTCGTGATCCGGCATTGGGGCTTTTCTTGGACATGGGCCTCGGCAAAACGGCTATCACGCTGACTGCGATCAAGCGGCTGAAGTATGAATATTGGGCAGTGCGGAAGGTGCTTGTCATTGCTCCGAAGAAGGTAGCTGAAAGCACGTGGGACAAAGAAGCTGCAAAGTGGTCCCACCTCTCCTGCCTCCGGCTGGTACACGTCCTCGGCTCTGTGGGGCAGCGTACCGCAGCACTGGCCCAAACGGCGGACGTTTATCTTATCAACCGCGAGAATGTGCAATGGCTGGTGGGCTATTACGGGCACAGCTGGCCGTTCGATATGGTGGTCATTGATGAAAGCAGCAGCTTCAAGAATCATCAGGCAAAGCGCTTCAAGGCGCTGAAGCTGGTGCGCTCTCGGATCAACCGCATTGTGGAGCTGACCGGCACGCCGAATCCCCGCAGCCTTATGGACCTGTGGGCGCAGGTGTATCTGCTGGACTGCGGGCAGCGGCTGGGCCGTACCATCACATCATACCGCGACGCATACTTTGTGCCGGATAAGCGCAGCCGCACGACGATCTTCTCCTATGCGCCGAAGCTGGGCGCAGCGGACGAAATCTACAGGCGCATTTCTGACATCTGCATCAGCATGAAATCGGAAGACTACCTCGACCTGCCGGAACTGATCTATGAGGACATCCCCGTCAAGCTGGACGCCGCAGCACAGAAGGCTTATGACCGCTTAGAGCGGGACACGCTGCTTCAGGTGGACGAGACGGTCATCACGGCTGGCTCTGCTGCTACTCTGCGCGGCAAGCTCCTACAGCTCTGCAACGGCGCTGTGTACGACGAGGACGGGAACGTCATCACCGTGCATGACTGCAAGATCGAGGCGCTGCTTGAGACCGTGGAGCAGCTTTCCGGGCAGCACGCGATTATCTGCTACAACTTCAAGCACGACCGCGACCGGCTGTTGCAGGCGCTGGAAGCTACACGCCTACGGGTGAGAGTGTACGAGGGCAAAGCGGAGGAAGATGACTGGAACGCCGGTAATATTGACCTGCTTTTGATGCAGCCCGCGTCCTGTGGCTACGGCCTCAATCTGCAAGAGGGCGGCCATCACATCATCTGGTTCGGCCTGAACGATAGTTTGGAGCTGTACCAGCAGACCAATAAGCGCCTGCACCGGCAGGGGCAGCCGTACCCCGTCATAGTCCACCATCTGGTGGTGCTGGGCGGCACGGATGAAGACGTTATTAAATCTCTGGGCGGCAAAGCCAATGCACAGGATAGCCTGTTGGAAGCCCTGAAGGTTAGAATTCAGAAGGCTAAGGAGGCCGCAGCATGACTATCAAAGAACTATCGCAACTCTACCACCTCAACCGTGAAATCGAAATGGACCAGCAGCGGCTGGCTGATTTGGACGACGAGATCAGGCGGGACGAAGACCGTCTCGCCCGCCTCGAAATGAAGGCTACCTCGGTATCAGGCCCGAACTATGACGGTATGCCCAAAGCCCCGTCCTATGGCGGGCGCTTGGAAATCACCGTTGCGGAACTGGTAGACCTGAAAGCCGCTATTACGCGCAAAAAAGCCCTACGCTCTGACTGCGCCATGACCATTCAGGCAAAGCAGATTCTTTGTCTGACAGAGCGCAACCGGCTTGAGCGGTATATTTCCAACCTGCCCGACAGCTTGCTTCGGATGATTTTTACATACCGCTTTATCAACGGCCTGACATGGGCGCAGGTGTCGGAAACAATCGGCATGAGGACAACGGAAGACAGTGTGAAAAAGCTGTGCTATCGCTTTCTGCACGACGAAAACACGAAGGCCGAATAAGTTTGTCCCGAATGTCCTTAACATTTGACACGGCCTGTAGTATCATGGTTGCATGGATTTGTGGGCATGATCGAGGCGGCTTTTGGCTCTGCCTCCGGCCTTGCCGCTATGCCCATAAATCCATAACAAGCCCGTGGCGCTCTGGCGTCATGGGCTTTAACTTTGTGGATAGGAGGCGCGGCGCTATGATCTACCGGCAGGGACGCAATTATGAAAATCTGAACAAAATGATTTATCGCGGTACGGGTAAATTCGACACGCCGCGCCTTGTTCCTGAAGCGTGCAATGCTGATAGCTTTATCGGCTTTAACTACGCGAAAAGCTGCAAGGAGCCGCAGCGCAAGGGCGTGCATTTCTTCATTGACGACTACCAATTTACGCGGCTGTGGACAAATCCGGACGCATACCTCAATATGTTGAGGGCGTTCAAGTGCGTTTTTACACCGGATTTCAGCACATACACCGATTTCCCAAAGGCCGTTCAAATCTGGAATCACTATCGCAAGCATTGGCTCGGTGCATATTGGCAGAGTAACGGAATCACCGTTATTCCGACGATCTCATGGAGTGACGAGAGCAGTTTTGACTGGTGCTTTGATGGTGAGCCTGTAGGCGGTGCCGTAGCGGTATCAAGCGTTGGTACGCAAATGAACGCAACCGCCCGCGCGCTGTTCCTCGCTGGCTACAAGGAAATGTTGAAGCGCTTGCAGCCCTCGCAAATTCTGTTTTACGGCTCTATTCCGGCTGAGTGCAGCGGTGATAAAATCATTCCGATTTTGACGTTTCAGGACGGATTGAAGCGCCGCGTGAGTAAAAAGTTTACACAGGACGAAGGAAATTCACAGGAGGATGTGCTATAATGGGCGGTAGAGGTGGCAGCTATTCAAGGTCCAGCTTTTTAGGGCCTCGCGGAAAGCAGAAAACCGTTGATGAAGCGCTCGCCGGTTCTAACCCGCATTACAGAGAGGGCCGCGAGTGGCAGCAGAATTGCCAAAGGTGCATTTACGCTTATGAAATGCAGCGGCGCGGCTATGATGTTGAGGCTTTGCCCCGTATCTTTGACGGGACCGACCGCTTGCCGTATATGTACGACAAAAACGGCTGGCTTGCAGTTATGGACGGCGCAAAAGCTGTTGACTTTCCTTCCCGGAACACCATTCAGAAAATGGCAGATCAAATGGCGAACTGGGGCGACGGTGCCCGCGCAATCGTTCGCGTCCAATGGAAAGGCGGCAGGTCCGGCCATGTATTTATGGCCGAACAGCAAAAGGGCGGTACTGTTTTCATGGACCCGCAGACCGGGCGCTATGTTGACATCCACGTCTATATGGATCAGGCGGTCAAGGGCGCGACCAAACTTGTCAGGATCGACAACTTGAAGCCGACCGCACTACTCGAAAAATGCGTCAAAAAGCGCGACAAATAGGAGGTTATCAGAACATGGCAAAGACAACCAGCGGCCCCGCAAAGAAAACGGGCGGCAGTAAACCCGCAAAGGGGCGTATTATTACGCCGCCCAATGCGAGCAAGGAACTTCCGAAGTCCTTCTATCAGCAGGACAAGGCCAAAGGTAAAAAGAAATCCGAAGTTCCGGACATCTAAAGAGCACAACGCTTCAACCGTCAGCGGCTTTCCGCTGGCGGTATTTTTATACCCCAAAAGAGGTGAGACAATATGCAGCTTGACAGATTCAAGTATGAATTCAAGCGTCTGAACGGCGTTTATGCGACCGACAAGGTGGTGCTTTTCCGCAATCCGCTTGAGCTGTACAGCCTGACAACCGGCAAGATCATTGCGTCCTTCAACAGCCTTGACGAGGCTTTGCACTTTGAGATTGACGGCAAGACCCTTGAGCAGCGGATCAGCGCATGGACGGAGATCACCTTCCCCGTGGAGCACGGCGGGCGCGGCGGCGGTTCCGGCATCGGTTTTAGTGGCGGCTGGCCGTCTTCTGGTGGCGGCAGCGGCAAGGACGAAACCACCGCAGACCTTCCCGCGCGCATGAATGTCAAAATCGGCTCCAACCGTGTCTATGAGGACATGGTACGCGCCTTTGTGGCCGCACATGGTGACGCGCTGGAAGAACACGGCGTGGTCGTGGATGAACAGGGCTTCGCTACGAAATACCGCCACGGCAACGCCGGGAGCATTTCCGGCCTGAGCGGTAACGGAAGAGAGATCGCCATCCATAACCACCCGCGTGACGGCTGGCCGACCTTCAGTAAAGAGGACGTCATCAATACCGCCCTCGGCACCCGGCGCGGCATTGTGGCCGTCAGCACCAAAACCGGACGCGGCGACGATACGGCGCGATATGCGGGCGTGTACACCTTCACGAAGGGCACGCATTTTAACGCTTCCGGCTTTGTAAAGGCGGTCAACAGCGTCCAGCTCAGCGGCAAGGACTACAACGACGCCGTTTCTAAGTGGCTGAAAGCCAATCAGCAGAAATTCGGTTACAAGTACAGCTATCAGAAAGCGAAGTGACGAAGGAGGAAAAACCACAGATAGGAGGTGTGAAGCGTGAGCAGACCACAAGACAAGAACCTCATTCCTCTGACCGAACGCAGCGAAGAAGAGGCTCACGCTATCCGCTCTGCTGGTGGTAAAGCCAGTCAGGAGAAACGCCGTGAGCGGCAAATGATGGCTGACCTTCTTGAGCTGTATTCCGGCCTCCCGATTACCGATAAGCGCAAGCAGAACCGCCTGAAAAAGCTGGGCATCCCGTCTGAGGTGCTGACCCAAAAAATGCTTGTGGCCGACGCTCTTATGCGGTCGGCGCAGGCGGGCAACACCTATGCGATCCAGCTCTATATGGACATCACCGGCGAAACCGGCTTGGGCGGCAGCGCAAAGGACAACAATCTGCTTGAAGCTATCCAGAATGCCACAAAGGAGGACGTGAACACGGATGATTTACCAGAACTTCAGCAAACGGCAGCTTCTGACGCTGACGTGGTGGAATAAGCCGCAGTTCATGGACTGTGACGGCATCATCTGTGACGGCTCTATCCGTTCCGGAAAGACCGTTTCCATGACGGACGGCTTTATCCTGTGGAGCATGAGCCGCTTCAACGGTCAGAACTTCGCTATATGCGGCAAGACGATTGAATCGCTGCGCCGCAACGTTATAACCCTCATGCCGCAATGGCTTGAGGGCATCTTTTCAATCACTGAACGCCGCAGTGAAAACAAGCTGATTATCACGTCTGGCAGCGTGACCAACAGCTACTATATGTTCGGCGGCAAGGACGAATCAAGCTACACACTGGTGCAGGGCATCACGCTTGCGGGCGTGCTGTTTGACGAAGTGGCCCTTATGCCCCGCTCGTTTGTCGAACAGGCTATGGCCCGTTGCAGCGTGGCCGGTTCTAAGTTCTGGTTCAACTGTAACCCCGAAAACCCCGGCCACTGGTTCTATGTGGAGTGGATCAAGAAAGCGCGAGAGCGGAACATCCTGTATCTGCACTTCACAATGGATGACAATCTGAGCCTTGCGCCTGAAATCAAGGCCAGATATGAGGGGATGTACACCGGCGTTTTCTACCGACGTTATATCCTCGGTTTGTGGGTAAAGGCCGAGGGCCTTGTCTACCCCATGTTCGACCGCTCGGCGCATATCGTCCCGAAGGTTCCGGCGCTCAATCCACGGCACCGCTACTATGTGTCCGTGGACTACGGCACCGTCAATCCGTTTGCCGCTGGCCTGTACGACTATAGCCCCTCGGAGCAAAAGGCCGTCATGATTAGGGAGCTGTATTACAAAGGCGGCAGCAACAACCGTGTGGACAACGAGGCGTATTACAAGATGCTGTGCGACCTGATCGGGGACTATCCGATCCAGTACATCATCATTGACCCGTCCGCGTCGTCCATGATCGAGACAATACAAAAATACGGTAAATTCATGGTCGTAAAGGCCGACAACGACGTTTTGAACGGCATTCAGGACGTGACGAAGTTCTTAAATGCCGGGTGCCTGTACTTTCACAAGAGCTGCAAAAGCACCTTCGAGGAATTCGAGACGTATTCGTGGGACGAGGAAAAGGCCGAAGACGCGGTTATCAAAGAAAACGACCATAGCATGGACCAGCTCAGATATTTCTGCCGGACAGCCCTGCGGAATGAACTGAAATGGATAGTTTAAGGCGGTGACGAAATGAATTTTTTTACGCGCCTGCTAAGGAGGATCAAAATGCTTTTTATTCATAGCGGGACCGATATTGCGAAAGCATTTGGCGTTGAACTCATTTCCTCGCCGGAAATGTCCAGCGCCCTTACAAACTGGGACCGCATTTCTACCGGCAAGCCGCCTTGGCTGAATGCCGAGGATGAAATCGGGACTATCAACATGGCAAAACACATCAGCGACACCCGCGCAAAGCTGGTGACGCTGGACATTGGTATTGCTATTTCCGGCTCGCCCCGTGCCGACTATTTGCAGGGGCTGGCCGACGACCTGCTCAAGCGCTTGCCCGACCGTGTATCGGAGGCCGAGCGGCTGGGCGGCATCATGCTCAAGTGGAACGGCGAGACATGGGACTTCATCCTGCCGGGCAACTTCGGCATTACGGCGAAGGACGACAACGGCGAAATCGTCGGCGCTATCTTTGCGGCGCATACCGCGCAGGGCAGCCGCCATTTCACACGGCTTGAATACCACCGCTTCGAGGGCAGCACCGCAGAGGGCGGCAAGCTCTACAAGATCACGAACAAGGCGTTTGAAAACCGGCTCAGCACGAAGGGCGAAGTTACCCTCGGTGAGGAGGTTGCGCTTGACAAGGTTGACGCATGGGCACATCTGGCCCCCGAAGTTACCATTACCAACCTTGAAACGCCGCTGTTCGGCTACTATCGCGTCCCCGGCGCAAACACCGTTGATCCGTCGTCCCCGCTGGGGCTTTCCGTGTTTGCCAACGCCATTGCAGAGCTGAAGGCCATCGACATTGCCATCAGCCGCAAGAATACGGAGATCGAGGACAGCAAGCACATTACCTTCGTCGGACAGCAGCTCATTCAGAACGCGCAGAACCGCAACGTCGAGCTGCCGCGTTTCGTGAAGGGCCTCGGTATGGGCTTGTCTGACGGCGAGGTTTCCGCAATCCATGAGCACGCGCCGACGCTGTTGACCGACGCGCGGATCAAGGACATCAACTTCGATCTGTCTATGGCTGGTGTCAAATGCGGCTTCAGCGAAGGCGTGTTTGTGCTGGACGGCCAGACGGGCATGATTACCGCAACGCAGGTTGAGGCCGACGACCGCGACACCATCCAGACGATCAAGACCGACCGCGACGCGCTCAAGGACGCCATCACACAGGCGCTGGCCGGTGCTGACGCATTGGTCACGCTCTACAACCTCGCGCCGCTGGGCGAATATGAGGTCAATTTCAACTTCGGAGACGTGACCTACAACTACGAGGAGGACAAAGCCTCGTGGCGCGCCTACGTCATGCAGGGCTGGGTCCCGAAGTGGATGTACTTTGTGAAGTTCGAGGGCATGAGCGAGGAAGAAGCAAAGGCAATGACCGCAGAGGCCGACGCCGCGCAGATCGAGAAAGCCCAGCTTTTCGGCGCAGAATAGGAGGCGGCATAAATGCTGACCCCTCAGCAGATTCTGGACATCATCGAAACCCTGTACCCGCAAATCGACGAGCTGAACGTGTGGATCACCAGCGACCTTATCCGGCGTGTTATGGCGCGGTTAGGGCGCGGCGAGGGCGTTTTTCTCACCGCCTCGGATGAATGGCAGCTTGAGGTTTATCAAGCCGCAGGCGGCCATCTGGACGCCGTACAGCGGGAAATCAAGCGCTGGACAAAGGCAACGGACGCAGAGATCAAGCGCATCTTCGAGGACGCCGGTATCAAGGCTCTTGCCTACGACAGCAATTTCTACATCGAACACGGGCTTGCGGGCATTGAGCTTGCACAGTCTGAGAACATGATCCGCCTGCTTGAGGACACCTACCAGCGCACGGCGGGCACTGTCCACAACTTCACCCGCACGACCGCGCACGCGAGCCAACAGCAGCTTTTGAAGGCTCTGGACACCGCACATTTCAAGGTGGCATCCGGCGCGACATCGTACACGCAGGCCGTACAGGAGGCCGTCAGCAGCATTGTTGACACGCAAACGCAGGTCATCTATCCCACCGGACACGTTGACACCATTGAAACCGCTGTCCTGCGGGCTGTTCGTACCGGCGTCGCGCAGGCGTCCGGCAACATGGCCGTTCAGGGTATGGAGGAACGCGACTGGGACATCGTGCTTGTGTCGGCGCACCTCGGCGCGCGCTACGGCGATGGCGGCCAAAACCCCGGAAATCACTTCTGGTGGCAGGGCAAGTTCTACAGCAGAACGGGCCGAACGGCTGACTTGCCGCTTTTTGTGGAATCCACGGGGTACGGCACCGGCGAGGGCTTGTGCGGCTGGAAC